TTAGCCTCTGCCGCATGACGCGTTCGGGATGGCGGGCGTATGATTCCCGCCTGGTTGAATTGACGTATTCCCGCACATAGTCGGATAACACGTCGTCGGGGATTCTGTTTTCAGACATAAGAAAACCGTCCTTTCTATATTGCTCCAGGGACGGCAATATATCGGGGCGGCGTGTAGCTCTTGCGATACAAAACGCTAATAGTCGAACGTTTGCCGACGCGACTATTATTTGCTATAATAACCATGCTGATTATGGTTATCTGCCGCCGGGATGGTTGCCGCCGTCCAGGCATTTTTTATTTTACAACATTTCGTTACCGTCTGCAAGTTGCAATACTATATTTCGTTGTCGTCGTATTCCATGCGGGATAAAAGGCGACTCATGGCAACATACAGATTCTTTGTGACTTTGATTGTCGCCGGAGGTTCAAGCGGCCTCTGTTGCCGCAATGCCGGAATGATAACCTTTTCCAGGATATACAATTCATCGTTGGTCATGTTTTGAGACGGCGCAAAAGGCATATTCCAACGCGCGGCGGCGTATTCGTCGCGCTGGCAAGCAATCAACGCGTCGGTTGCCTCTTTCCGCGATTCTGCCGCGTCCAGCTTTTCCAGGTTCTTTTCATTCGGCACTCTTTCCAGGCCAGCGCGTGCCATAACCGCCCGCCGGATCACGTCTGCGGCCGTGCAACGTTCCTTTATTCCCATTGCACGCAACAACCGCCGCCCGCCTTTCGGGATAAGAAAACTAACCTGGTCGTAATGGATTTTCCGTTGCTCCATGTCGCGCCGGTTCTTTTCTGTTGCCATTGTCAACGCCTCCCCCGTAAAACGTCCCACGCCGCACGGAAACGGCCTTTTTCGCCTTGTTCGCCGGACGGCAACAGTTTTGTCAACGTCATCGCGTGCAACTGTTGTTCGCGCTCCAGGGTCGCGCGGAGGTTGTCCCGTTCGCTGGTTAGCAATTCAACCCTGGTTGTCAACTTTTCAACTTCAGTTGTCAACTCTGCAACGCGGGTTGTCAACTTTTCAACCTGGTTGTCAACCGCCTTTTCCGGCCGGTTTTCGGCCTGTTCCGGCGCGTCTGCCAGGTCGAACAACTCAACAATCAACTTCTCCCCGTCGGGCGTAAATTGGCCGGTTTTTTTGTCTTTGATGGCCTCCAGCTTGACGCCCTTTGCCTTGATTCGCTTGTATACGGCCGCGCTTGTCAACCCTGTTCGTTGTACGACGTCTTTGACGGTCATGCCCTTGCCCTTCTTTCGCATATCCAATTCGCTACATATTGCCGCCGGTTGTGTATCTAATACGCTACATTATAAGCCGACGTTTACCCTGGTTGTCAACTCGCTACAACCAGGGTTGTCAACTAACTATCAACTTTTCAACCAGGTTGACAACCGCGTGCAACCGCGATTCCGATAATTTTGACGTCATCCGGCGCAACCGTGACCGGCAAATAATCCTGGTTGTCCGGCACAAGGCGCAACCCGTCCGGCACTCTGTAAACGCGTTTCAACGTCCGGCCGCCGTCAATCTCCAGGGCGACAATCTGCCCGTCGCGGAACGTCCGTTGCGGATCAATGTATACCAACTCGCCGTCATAGAACGTCGGTATCATCGAATTGCCCTTGCAACGATAGGCAAACGCGGCCGTTCGGCCTGATTCAAACCAGGTTGATTGTCTGCCAACCGGCGGCCGTTTGACGGCCTGGACGGCCTCTATTGCCGCCCATTGTGGAAACCTTGCCATTATGCCCTCCGTTCGTCCTGGACGCGCTCCAGGCGGCGTTTTTGTGCCTCTTTGAATACGTCGTCAAGTAGATCGAAAACCCGCAAATAAATACTGTTCGCGTCGTTGCCGTCGTTGGCAAAATGCGGCTTTATGCGCTCCAGGGCGGCCAGGAACAATTTGCCCGCCGTTTCGTTGTCGTCGTCCAGGTTGGCGGCGTCGCGCATTTTTGGCGCGTATTCGTCGTAAAGACGATAGGCAAACGTCCAGGCGTCGCGCTCCCGCGTTGTCATCAATGCCGCCTCCGTTCAAGTTGCGCCGCAACCTTGCCAAACTGAACGCGGGATATAATGGCCTCATGGTTGCCGGTTATCGTGCGTCCCTGGTAGGTCAATTCGCCGGTATAAAAACGGTTGTGGAGGATCGAATGAACCAGGCCACGCGTCCAGGGTTTACCGGCGCGGGTCGTAAGGTCACGGGCGTTCAAAACCTCCGCGATTCTCTGCAAACTGTTGCCCTTCTGCGCCTCCGTGAACATAAGGCGCACGGTCGCGGCCTCTGCCGGATCAACGGCAACGTGCTTTTTGTCGTCCGTGTACTGATAACCGAACGGGACTGTTCCCGCCGGTTTGTCGCCGTTCATGGCCTTTGCGGCGCGTCCCTTTGCCAACTTCAGCGCGATTGTAAGGCGTTCCCATTCGTCCATCAATTCCATAATGCCGTCCATAAAACGGTCATTCGGATTCTTTGCGTAAAGGTCGAAACGTTCATTTTCAACCGCGATGACGTGCGCGTGATGTTTCATCAACTCGCGCCGGATGACGACTTTTGCCGTGTCCGAACGCCACAACCGCGACGTATTCAAGACAATGACCGTGTCGCCGTCTTTGACGGTTGCCAGCAATTCAACCAGGGCGGGACGGCAACTAATCGCGTCGTCGTCGTCCGTGTCTTTCAATGCGCCGGAAATGCCCGCGTCGGTATATTCGCCCGCAAGCGTGATTCCGTGCGTTATGCAATACTTTTCGACGTTCTGCCGTTGGGTTTCCAGGCCGCCGCCCTTTTCGGCTTGCGTTTCCGTTGATACTCTGTAATAAGCGTAATACATAGGTTCAACCCCTTTCGATGGTATTATATCGGTTATTCGGCGTCTTGTCAATTCTCATTCATAACCATTGACGTCAAAGTTGGATTCTCCGTTGAAAAATAAAGAAAAGGCAAGCAACCAACCCGTTGTCAATGAAAGGATAAATTGACAGGGATGACGCTTGCCTGGTAAGTCATGACTTTTGACGATTTGCGCCCGTCCGGCGAATTGGCAGGATATTTCACAATCTTTCATCTTTCCAGGGGGCGGGCGTGCCTTTTGCCGTAAAAGCGGCAAAAAGTGGCAATTTGCGGAAAACATAAACAATCAACCTTTCAACGGTTGTATACTTTCATCCAATCGTCCAGGTACATTGTGACTTTCCAGCGTGTCCGGCTTGCGCGATGAAAGACGGCGGGCAACCCGCCAAACCGGCGGGCGTCCCGTTCTGCCTGTTCCATCGCGTCGGCCAGGTTCAACCGTTCCTGTCGTTTGACTTCAACATGGATTCCAGGCAAACCGCGCAAGTCGGGTTCTGTTCCGTAATTCTGCGACGCGCCACGGATAACAGGGAAACCATATTCGGCCAGGATCGACGCAACCTCCAATTCGCCGCGCTTGCCTTTGCTGAATTGCTTCTTTCCCATTACGCGAAAACGTCGGGATAATAAACGGCGGGATCGTCTTTGCCGTCGGGGATTGCGCGGAGGCCAGCAACCAACCGACTAACGCTGATTCTGTACACGCCAACCCATTCAGACGGGTAATTGCCCTCCGCGACCGTGAAAACGGCATATTCGACGCCGTCGTTGCCCGTGACAGTATCGGCCGCAAACGTGCCGGTCACGTTCGGTTCATGCGCCAGGTTTCCGGCGGCCTCCAGGCCGTGACCGAAAAGCGGGATTGTAACAGACGATGTTTTCATTGTAGCCATTGTAAAACCTACCTTCTGCCGATTATCGGCGTTTTATTTATTCAACCGGCCAGCCGGTCAAATATCAACGTTTTCGCCCCAACGGTCAATGCCGGTTTCGGCCAGGGAACGCGTGAACGCGTCGCCGCGCTCCAGGCTTGACAACATAGACCGTGCGCCGTTGTAAACCTTTTCCCATTGTGCCGTCTTTGCCTCCGGCGTCGGGATTCTCGCGGTATCATAGAACGTCGTCGGGAAACCATGCGCGTCACGGGCGGCCGTCCTGTTTGCGTTGTCCGCGTAACGATGAAGGGCGTTTAGCATTGTGTAATTGTCCTGGTATTTATCAACCAGGGACGCAAACTGTTGCGGCGTCACGCCAACCTCCAGCAACTTGACGTCGTCGGTCATTCTCGCGCCGTCCAGCGTTCCCCACGCTTTCACGTCGGCCAGGGCGGCGTTGCAAGCGGCGTCAATCTCTGCCTCTGCCGTCTGCCGTTCCTTTGCCAGCTTGTCGCGGATTCTCTGTTCCTCCCGTTCGGCCGGAACAGAGAA